TAGAATTTCTGTAGACAGAATGTTAGACAATTCTGTTTCAGCGTCAAGACCGTGGATTGCTTTCAAGTCTTGAGCAAGTTCTAGTGAATATTCAGCTTTCAATGCACGGCTTTGTGCAGTAACAGTAACCTTCTCGATAGAGAAAGCCATTTGTTGGAATGCTGGGTTGCTATCAGCGCCCAAATATTCAGCAACAGATGTAGGCATAGCAATACCAGAAGTAGTATTAGCAGAACCTGAAGCATTAATTTGGAAGAAAGTATTTGCGTCAGTTGCGTTTGTACCTGTGAAACCGTAAGGGTTAGCAGATGAGTTAACACCAGAGAAAATGGTGTTAGCTTCATTGTAGAACGCTTCAGGGTTTGTATTCGCTTGAGCGCTGTAACGTGCACGCATTGCAAAGATTAGACCTGTAGGTCCAGTCATTGGCTGAACGCCAGCAATATCATAAGCGATCAAGTTAGGCAATGAACGGCGAACCAAAGAGATCAAGATTGGGTCGAAGTTAGAAATACCACCAGTAACGTTGGTTGGACCAGCGTCAGAAGTTTCGTTCAACATTCTAGCGTCTTGACGCATAGCTTGGTGTTGGTTTTCCAAAACAAGTGCTGTAACAGCTTTCTTGTATGGGTCGGTGATGGATGTTAGTTCTGGATGTTCCAGAACAGGTTGCCATTTCTTTTGTAGTTCTTCAGTCATAAACATGTTAGTGTTCTCCTTATTTTTGAAACTGTGATTTATTTATTATTTAAGTGATTTTGAAATCACATTTGCATATTGTTCCATCAAAGGATCAGCAGACTTTGTAGTCTTCTTTTCTTCTTCGATGTGGACTTCATCATCCAAAGCAGAATTGTTTGCAACTTTAACATCTGATCTAAAGAAATAAGATTCAACTAGAGTAGATAGTTTTGTAGCAAATTCTTCTTCAGTAGTAAATTCCACACCCTCTGCGAGTGATTTTAATTTTTCTACTTGAGTTTGCGTTAGGCCTTCACACACTGCGTAGATAGCCTCGAATTTTTTGTGTTCGTTCAATTCTTTTTTCAACTCGATTGCAGAATTGATTTGTTCATTCAATTGATCTTCTAGAGCAGATACTTTTTCTGCCATTTCAGAAACAACGTCAACTTTGTCTTCTGGAATATCGATGTAGTGTTCAACGAATACGTTACGTAGAGCGCCGATGAAATCTTCAGCAATTTCGTTACGTAGGCCAGTTTCTACTGCCAATTCATTGTCTTTCATCCATTCTTCTGCCATATAGTTCAAGTAGTCATCAACTTTAGAAGCCAAATCTTCTTTAACTTGTTCTACAGCAACTTCAAATTGTTCAACCAATTCTTGCTCAACTTGTTCTGCAATCTTTTCGATGCGAGAAATAACTGCTGCTTCAAAAATTGTTGTAGCTTTTAATGCGAATTCTTCTGATAGACCTTCACCATCTAATAGTGCACGAACATCTTCAGACATATCTAGACCTTCAGCATAAGACTGGAAAGTAGCGCCTGGATTTGATGGCATTGTTTGCTTAGGCATTTTACCCATGATACGATCACGGATATCGTCATATTGGTCAGCAGTAGTTTGTGCAGGATGCATAACGTCCTTGCGACCCATTGTTTGTTGTGGTTGATTTTTTAGTGTTGAATAACCAACACCATTCTTTTCTGAACCAACTGGAGGTGTAGCACCTGGAGGAACAGCAGATGGAGTACCTTTTAAGTAATCTGGTAGTTTATCGTCCATTTCTTCTGGTGAATGACCAACAATACCTGCATCATGTTGACCATAAGCGGTCGATGCAGCTAGTTTGTCTTCACCAACCTCACCTTTTTTGTGAGCGTCTTGGCCACGTTGACCTTTTTTTGCTGCCACGTTAGCTGCGAAAGTTTCTTTAGAACCTTCTAAGATAGCGGTAGCGGCTTCTGATAGTTTGAATCTTGACATTTAAAAATCTCCTTGATTTTATTTGAATATTTATAGGTTATAGTTTTTTGATGAAGTTTTCCCAAATGCGAAGACTTACTGCCTCGATCTGCGCCGGCGAAGCATGTTTGATTTCTCGCACAGCCTCAGCGTGATCTACTTCAGTCCAAACACCATTGACCAACATCCATTCTCTACCTTCCATGATGCCCTGAACGAAAGCTCCTGGCGCAGAAGGGTCTGCTACAATATCCGCCGCTGTGGCCAGATAAAAGTCGGGTTGAACAACATTAACTCCGTTAACATTTTTCAATGATCCCATACCTCGTGAAGAAACACCTAGTTGAGCACCGCCTTCAATTAATTGACGAGCGATATTACCCATAGGAGTTTCTAGAATTTTAGCTTTGCCGATCCATTGTGTACCTTCTTCACGTAGACCAACAATCATGTGTGAAACACGATCTAGATTGATAGTCGGTGAATCTGGATGTCCAAGTTCGCCAAAAGCACGATTCTTATTGATGTATTCTTCTGTATAACGATGAACTTCTTTCTTCATCGTATTATATTCGTATAGACGGCCATTGCGGTTCTTTTTCTCCGCAACTAAAAAAGGACCTTCAATAAAGAGTTCTTTTTTACCGTCTTTAGCTTCTGAAAGGTAGTTAACCGTTTCATTAATTTCTTTGATTAATTTCATGGTGTTAATCCATATGGTCTGTAGTTGAAAGCGGCCGGATCATTAAACTGACCACGAGAATAGTATTGATTTTCTTTGCGTAATTCAATAATCAATGTGTAGGCGCAATTCGCTACTAAACCTATAGTCACAACACCAATATCACCTGTTGCACCAACTGCATTGTTTGTAATAGAAACCATACCTTGATCTTCACTGTATTCACCGCAAAGATCCATGTTCATAATAGGTAAGTTGTTTGCTGCTCCGTTACCTGTCCAGAACAATTCAACATAACCCTTTTGTTGTGATGCAATATTGTAACCAATTCTTGTTACTGTTAATCCGTAATAAGACAGAGGTGTATTAGCAGAGCCACCTTGGTTATTTGCAACTAGATAACCGTTAGTAGCTAAAGCTCCAGATAATGTATTTGCTGCAATACGTGAAACATTATTTTCTTGTCCTGAGCCATCAAAATTTGCAGTCAACTTAATAACTGCTTTTTCGGTTGTATCTCTTAATATTTGATAAGTGTAAATATTTGCCATATTTGTTCCTGTTAAGGTGTAACACCGTATGGCTTGTAGTTGAATGCCGCAGGATCTTGGAACTGACCACGAGAGTACATTGCGTTGTTTTTACGTACCGCAATAATCAATGTATATGCTGCATTTGCTACACCGCCGGTGGTTAAAACACCTAAATCGCCATTTCCTACAGTATTTGCAACAACCACACCATTGACTGTGTTACCTGAGTTGTTATTGATAGCTGGTAACTGTTCACCTAGACCAAATTCACCTTGTTCGTTCAAGTGGAAAATTGTTGCAGAGTTTGCATATTGTGCTGCATTAGTTGCGCCAGCTCCGTTCCAATACAACTCAACACCACCAACAACGTTTGTTGGGAAGTTAACATAATACTTTACGCCGGTAACTTGCAAGTCATAATAAGACAATGGAGTATTAGCTGCACCACCTTGACTATTTGCAACAGGGTAACCGTTTGTAGCCAATGCAAAAGCCAAAGAGTTTGCTTGAATACGAGAACCATTAGCTTCTGGTACCGCGTTATCAAACGCACCTGTGATCTTAATCACAGAGTCTGTGTTTGTATCTCTTAATACTTGATATGTAAATTTGGCCATGGTTTCTCTTTAAAATATTACCTATTTATTATTACAATATTATTAATATTTTGCAGACATTCTATGCATGTGCTTCATGTCATTGTGGTGCATAATCATATTTGTGTGATGATCCATGTGTTGAGGATGACGAGACTCACCTTTTGCATGGTGGTGCATCATCGACGCTTCTTCATGGCATTTTGCACATTTTTCATGGTGCTTTGCATCACGCATTTTTTCCGCTTCTTCAGACATCTTTGTTGCTCTTGCGCTGCAATCGTGAGCTTTTGCGGCGTGCATGTGGTATGCATGGCTACTTTCTGTCAAAGATTCATCACTCTCTTTCATGCTATGCTTTGTCATTTCCTTCTTCATCATCTTCATCTTAGACTTCATTTTTTCTTCTTCATCTTCTTCTTCTTGCATACCATGCTTTGGCTTTTCTTCTTCCTTCTTCATGTGGAAAGCCTCAGCGCCTTTTTTCATTTTTGGCTTAGCTTCTTCTTCTTGCTGAGTAATTAAGCCTTGAGCAATTTCTTGTTTCTTTGAATCAATGTGTGCAGTAACTCTATCGTGGATAGATGCATACAATGCTGCTCTGAAATTAACTGCGTCATCTTGTGCTGCGTAATCGATTAATTGTCTTGCGTCCATTTTTTTATTTCCTTAACTTAGAACTTTTTTTACAATACCAAGAGTGTGTGCATAACTTTCGTTAGCATTTACGTTAGAACTTGCATTTTCCGGATTCTTTTCTTTACTTTGGTCCAACTTCATATCTAGCTTATTTTGGTGTTCGTTATCTTCTTGACCTATTTTAGACAACATTTGTTGTTGTGCTACATCGTTGGTAATAGTAACTGGCAAACCAATACCTGCTTCTTTTTCTTCTTCAATTTCATCTTGCATGACTTTAATTTCATCATCATTCAAGCGCAATACATTACGTTGAATCCATGCTTGCGAAAAATAACGACCTGTATATGCATCAACTGAAGCAAGCAAAGTCAATCTTTGTGTCATCAACTCAGCTTCTTTTTGTTCAGTAAAGTTGTTGTCTTTAATAAAGTTATAATGAATATGTTCTTTAAATTCATTCCATTCGT